CTGGGACGGCGCAGACCGTATTTGGCAGCCGGGACAGCGTGGCAATGGCGGCCCGTTTCTTTCGCGGCGTGACGCCCTATATTCGGAAAGCGCGTCAGGGGGAGCTTGACCGCTATCTGAAGGAGCCGGCGGAGGACGTGATGGAATGAACCCCATGCTGACCCGTTTCCCCGAGTCGGTTCGCATTGACGGGGTACGCTATCCGCTGAATACGGATTTCCGGGTTGGGCTGCGTATCATGAGCGCCTATGAAGATCCTCAGTTGACTAGATTTGAGCGGCAAGTGGTGCTTTGCCGCCTGCTCTATCAGGAGCAGCCGTCGGATTTTACCCAGGCGGTCCGGGAGGGAGTTCGCTTCCTGGATGGCGGGGAACAGCCCAGGGAGACCGGCGGCAGGCGGCTTTACAGCTTTGACCAGGACGGGGCATACATCTATTCGGCAATCTTGCAGACCCACGGGATAGACCTTCAGACGGTAAAGATGCACTGGTGGAAGTTCCGTATGCTGTTTCTGGAGGATACGACCTTCCAGCGTATGATCAGCTTGCGAAGCCGCCGCGAGAAGGGACTGCTGACCAAAGAGGAAAAGCGGCTCTGGCTGGACATGGCGGAGCTGCTGGAACTGCGGGAGGCGGACCCTGAGCGGGATCGGGCGCGGACAGAATTTGAACAGAGAATGAGGGGGTGAGCGCGTGCCTGACTTCGATGGTTCCATCGTTATCAATACTGAAATTGACGCCACTGGCATCCAGCGTGACATGAAGAAGGTCGAGCGGGCGGCCCGTGGCGCTGGGGATGCGACAGAAAGCATCGGCAGCGGTTTTCGGACGGCGGAACGGGATGCAGACCGCGCCGCCTCCGGCATCCAGGGAGGCACCCGAAAAGTCGAGCGGGCCGCGCGCAGCGCAGGCTCGGAGGTAGAGGACATCGGCAGCAGCTTCCGGGACGCAGAACGGGATGCCGGTCGTGCCGCCCGCGGCATTGAAGATGATCTGAAAGACCTCAAGGACTCCGTAGATGACGTAAGCAACGCAATCAGCCTCGGATTTGGGGCTGATATGCTGGTAGACCTGGCCAGCGGGATGATGGATTTGATGGAGTCCACGGACGAGCTGCGGGGTGACCTGTCCATGCTGGATCAGAACGCACGCGCGGCAGGTGTCGGCCTGGGCACCACCCGGGAGGCTATGCAGAAGCTGAATACCGTGAGCGGCGAAACGGACAGCAGCATTGAGGCAGTATCAAACCTCCTGGCCGCTGGTGTGCCGGAGAACCGGCTTCAAGAGGCGGTGGAGGGGCTGGCAAACGCGGCTATCACCTTCCCGGATACTGTGAAAATCGAATCCCTTGCGGACAGCTTACAGGAGACGTTGGCGACCGGAGAGGCGACCGGGCAGTTTGCAGAAGTGCTTGACCGTATTGGCTATGGCGCAGAGAACTTCACGAACAACCTTGCCATGTGTACCACGGAGGCTGAAAAGCAGGAACTCGCGCTGAATGTTTTGACGCAGGGGCCGCTAAAGGGCGTGTATGATGCGTGGGCCAAGGCCAACCCGGAGCTGGTAGAAGGCCGGGACGCGACACTGGAGCTACAGACTGCTACGGCCGAGCTGGGTACGGCTCTCGCCCCAGTCATAACAGACCTC